GGCAAAAGCCAATTCGCAAGGTTCTATTGGCTGAGTGGAAGAAGATGTCACCCGAGGATTTTGTGACAGGTGATATGGCTGCTGGCTATGTGCGCAACAAGCAACTTGTAGATCTAAGCATGACTCCAGCGGATATAAAGGAAGAGATTATATCGTCATATCAACGGCAACTAAATAAAGATAAGGGTCAACTCTTAAATTATTTTATTAAATACAAATTGAAAGGCATGATTGATGTCGCGGAGGATTTCTAAGAATGAAGTTTAGACAAGTGGACGAAGGGTTTGAATGGGTATTCAAAGCTGAAGGTGTAGACGCACAGGTAGCAAGGCTCAAGCAATGGGCAGAAAACAACCAGACCTTGGTGTCTATCGTGCGATGGGGTGTTGGAGCGCAAAAAGTTGACTGGGGGCTGCCCAGCGGTATGCCAGATACAATCAAACTGGATGAAGATATCCCTGCAGGAATGAGTGATACAACTATCCAGATGGAATGGAGACGTATAAATGCATTCTCTGATCCTAATGGCAATATGCAAAAGCTGGTTGATTGGAAGCGAGAGGCTAACTGGATGCAGGTATTGGAAGGCTTACATCATATGGAAGCTAAGTGGTTGACGGCTGCTAAAGACGGGACGCTGCTAGAGCTATGTCCTCAGTTAGAGACTCTGTTGCCCGCATTGGGTATAGAGGAGTATAATGTCCCTGTAAAAAAGAAACCGCGAAAGAAAAGGTCTCCAAAGAAATCAGTCGCCTAGTCAGGGCGATATGGGTCATAGTAACGACCCCATTGCCAATCCGCTGGTAGCTCAAATCCATCTAATTCAACGAGATGCATTTTGCCAGTGGGTTCGACGCACCACTTTCGCTTAGATCTACTGTAGGCTGATTCACGAATCTTGCGTATTGTAGAAGGCTTATGCTTTCTACCGTACATAGGGTTAAACTCACCTCGACGGGTGCCTTTCATAGTCTTGGATACTTTATCTCGGAACTCCTGACTGCGCCCTTTCTGCACTGCTGGGTGATTCTCTCCTAGCTTGGCTTCTCTAATACGTTGTCTTCCTTCTGGAGTGTGCCAAGCTGTCCTGTCTCTACAGCGGTCTACAATAGGAAGGTTTTGCTTGTTAGCAATGATCACATAGTCTCGCACACCTTCTACAGTGGACTGCTTGATGATCATCTCGCGTGGCTTGGGGACCTCTTGTAGGGTGTTTTCATCGACAATCCAGTACTCGGATCGCGTCAGGAAGAGAAAAAACCTGCTTGCTCTAGCCATATTGTATATACTCAAATCAATGGTTATTGCATATTTATATAACAAAAGGATCTAAAAAAAGGCGAAAAAAAGGTTGCGAAGGGCACCAATATAGCATATAATAGTGTTTCAAAAGTCGAGTTGAGAGAGAAAATATGATTATATCAACACAGATAGCCCGAGCATTCAATAAAGCAGTAACCAGTACTGAGAACCTGTGGGAAGATGGATCAGTTAATTGGAACTATGTGGATGCAGATGTACACATGAACATGCTGGGCAAAGCGCCAGACAACTATACAGATCAGTTTGATTACCTGGCTGATTGCTACACTGGTTACGTCAGTCCAGCAGACCGCATAGTACAGCTCTGCTGACTCTAGGCTGCTCCGAGTCTCAGGTTCTTAGAATTTCAATTGCTGCAATGAAAAGGCTTTAAATATGTACTACACTCACACGGTCAACCCTATTGGATGCTTCACTGAGAAGGATCATGGACAGTACTTTGAGTACTCTAATAACACTGATAGGGTAGAGAACTGTAGCGAGTGGTGCTGCTTTCCTCATCTAGTGTGGGTCGGTGACACGGCTGGTGGTGCTCCTGGCTATCGTTATGCGACTGTCAAAAAGACCGTTGCTTACATCGTTGTGGACGAGGACGAGTCCGGTCGCCCAGTCATTGAGAAATGGCAACTAAAGAAAAACAACCCTTACGAGGTGCTCGAGGTGACTAACCCAGAGCTTATTCTGGACCCTTCTAAGCCTGCTTATATGATCAGAACGTTATAAGCATATAACAAAAGGTTCTAAGAAAACGTGATAAAAAGGTTGCGTTTAGGGTCAGATTGTCATATAATAGTAGTTCAAAAGTTGAGAGAGAAAAGTTATGCGATATACGAAAAAAGAATTTCTTCAGTTGCTAGAAACAAAACTCAAGTCTGAGGTATGCCCTATTCGCATCGCACAACTTGAAATGAAGATATTCAAATTAAAGTTGGAGTCAGCAGTTATGGTGTAGCGTTACGGCAGGAGCGCGGCTGTGTCGATACCGCGCATGACTGTTTCTTTTTTTATTGTTAGGATGTGAATTTTATGGCTTATATATCAGCAACTGAAGTTAAGGCGATTCGTGAAGAACTCAAGAAGGAGTTCCCTAAGTATCGTTTCTCGGTTCGTAAATCCTCTGGCGGACTAGCCGTTTCCGTCTCTCTCACTAAAGGGCCCAAGGGTCTGCTAGAAACTGTCGGTGAGCAATTCACTGGCTCTGGTTTTCAGTCTATCAACCACTATCATACGAACATGTATGGCGAGTACAAGGGTATGTTTGACAAGATCCTTACCACTATCAAGTCTGCCCCTGCTAAAGTGGGTCGCGGTTGGTATGACAACTCCGACGCAATGGTCGATTACTTCGACACTGCTTTCTATATACATATGGAAGTAGGCCGATACGGCAAAGGGTACACAACGGTTTAGGAGATACAATGAAAAAATTAGCAATTGCCGCGGTAATCATCGCGGCTTTAGGTGTTTCACAATCAGTAGAGGCTAGTAGCACTAGTGACAAGGTTGCTATCGGCGTTACTGGCATCCTAGTTGGTAAGTGGTGGAGCGACAGGCAGTCGTATAGTCCAGCGTACTCTGGCTATGAGGAATACTCTAGCATGGGTTATTACAGTTCCTCAGGAACATGGTATCCCTTTGATAAGCGGTACCCTCGTTTCAGATGTCGAGGCAACCGCATAGATTGTGCATACCAGATGGGTGTGTATGAGCGAGAACGCGCAGCCTTTAACGAAGCAAAGCGTCAGGCGTATGAGTGCGGTAGATGGGGCAGGTGTAAATGATTGTACTAACTGACATAGACGGATGTGTACTTGACTGGGAAGAAGGCTTTACAGTATGGATGGATCATCGCGGTCACACCCAGGTTCCTGGATACAAGGAGCACTACGGCATCGACACTCGGTATGGCATGGAGAAGTCGTTGTCAAAGAAACTAGTCGAGCAATTCAACTCTTCGGCTGCAATAGGCTTTCTTCCTCCGCTCCGTGACGCGCAGTACTATATCAAGCTGCTGCACGAAAAGCTACAGGTCAAGTTTGTAGCGGTCACTAGCCTAAGCGACGATCCTTATGCAAAGAAACTGAGAGAGCGCAACCTTGCTAAGTTATTTGGCGATAACACTTTCGAGGAAGTTATATGCTTGCCTTGTGGTGCTGACAAGGATGATATCCTCGAGGAGCTACAGGCAAAGTATGCTGACAGTATCTGGATCGAGGACAAAACTACAAACGCTAGGGTAGGTGCTGCTCTAGGTTATGAAACTTTATTGATCGAGCATAAATATAACATGCACGACCAAGGAGACTTCACTCTGGTGAAGGGCTGGGAAATGATTTACAACTATATAGAGGTAAACTATGAGCGTTTATGCACTGGAACAGTTTGAATCTTTTTGTCGCAAGATGTACCATAGGAACTGCGAGGAGCGCGGTGAATGGGGTGATGAATTATTGACCTACGAGGAATACACGAACAATAATCGTGGCTTCCTAATTCACATTTACGAGCAACTGGAAGATGAGTCTTTCGGTGAAGCATTAAAAAAAGGGAGCCTTAAGGAATGGATGAGATCACTCTAACTGCAATAACATTTACCTGCACTTTCATATCGTACTACACAGGCAGATACTTCGGTGGTGCCAAAGGTCAGGCTGTAGGCATGGCTATTGTTATGTGCTGGCTAAAACAGCGACCTGAATCTTGGGCGAACTGTGAGAAGGACTTCTACAGGGATATGAGAAACCTCTAAATGGAAGACTTTTATTATTACGCCAGTGGACAGGAAGTCGAACCTTATTCAGCTAAATTCATAGAGTCCGACACGGAACTACGGTACGAATTCAACAAGGAAAACGAACCAGAAGAGCTTCTAGCCAATGGCTGGGAAGAGATGTCTAACGGCGAGTATCCCTGGAGTATAACAAGTCCCCTTGATCATGACACCGTGGACATTAGGTATCGAATCAACAAACACGGATTCCGCTGCAATGAAATGCCCTTTGCTGCTGCACCACGCGCGGTGATCGCATTAGGGTCTAACATGGCTTTCGGTGTAGGCGTACCAGAACCCATGACTTGGCCTCATCTAGTGGCTAGTAAGCTAGGGCATCGTGCAATCACACTAGCTAAACCCAATTCGTCGCTAGAATCGCAGTATAGGCTGCTTCTCGCGTGGTTACCGCAGCTACAGTCGGAGTATGTAGTATTGCAGGAGCAGCATGACTCCTTGAGCCAATGGGAGCGATTTGAGGGTGAGGAGCTTATAAGCGAATTCATCCCAGGTGATGTGCGACCAATGGAAAAGATTAGACGGGACATGGTACTCAGGGCTATGCAATCATTGTGTAATCAGTTTAACTCTACCTTTATTCACATATCTCCTGAGGTAGAACTACTCGACGAGCCTGACTACGGCAGAGACCTAATGAGTCCTGGTAGAAGGCAGCATCGATATGTCTCATACCAAGTACTGAAGCGCATGGGGCAACTTGATTGATAAAACGCCCTCGGAGTATGCTATTCGGATCTGAACCTTGTAACTACAACTCTGCATGGATGACAGGTGATACCGAGGAGATGTATCTCAACCAAGACCGTGATGCACTGAAAACTCACGGCTGGGATAACAAGGCTAAAGCATACAGCCTAAATTACACTACCAATGAGTATGGCTTCAGGGAAGAGCGAGACTACCGACTCCAAGGCGACATGGCTCTAGGCTGTAGTTTCACATATGGCATGGGAGTGCATAAGGAAGACACTTGGCCTAGTATGTTGGGGGGACTGACTGATAGACACATCTACAACTTCGGTATGCCTGGACATGGGCTGATGGGCGCGTTTCGTATAGCGATGCATTTTGCTCTACTGCTCAAGCCCAAGAATGTCTATATCCTAGCTCCAGGGTTTGATCGCATAGAGTATTTTCACCCTCACTATTCTGCTTGGGTGCCATACGGAGGTTGGAGTGAGCCGTCTGATGAAGTAGCCATGACAATGTTGGGGCAGGAGAATGCCTTTTTACTGAACTCAGCGGCTCTATGTGGCATCAAGGGCATCTGTGACTCAATTGGTGCTAAAATGTATGTAGTACACCCTGCTATTGAAATGCAAGGGGAACACGCTATTGGCGTTATGGGTAGAGACCTAGTACACCCAGGTAGACTGGTTCAGAAGGAGTATGCCAAGCTGTTCGCAACTACTGAACCCTGGACATTCA